TCCTACGCTGCTACGTCGTTATAACTTGTATTTGATCCAGTTGCAACATCCGAATACGTATCGTTCGAACCCGTTGAAATGTTACTATATGACGTATTTGAACCAGTGTCAACATCGCCATATGCAAAAATATCTACAGCTCCAATACTTGTAGTTATAGATTGACCTGTTAATCCAACAATAATATCAGTTAAACTTATAGATCCAACACTAGCATTAAATGATTGACCGGTTAATCCTAGACCTTCTTCTATTGTTAAAGAGCCTACAGATGCTGTGGCTGATAGACCAGTTGGTTGAGCAAGAGCCCCTCCTAATCCAACTATAGATCCTAAACTAAATGTGGCTGAAACACCTGATACTTGAACTACATCATTTGGTATTATGAGACTACCGACACTAGCAGTAAATGATTGACCTGTTAACTGTGCTTCTTGTGAAGATATACCTTGTGCAGTTCCTTGACTAAATGTTGCTGATACACCAGAAAGAATTGCTGTTTCGTTAGGTGCTTTTGCTGTTCCTTGACTTGCAGTAAATGATTGACCTGTTAAACCAACAGTCATATCGTTAACTGTAACAGATCCAATAGCAAATGTTGATGATACACCAGTCAAGCCAACTTGCATATCAACCACGGACACTGAACCAATTGAGAATGTAGCTGATACTCCTTCTACATTAACAGGAATAAAAGCTTCACCCTGTGAAGATGTTATTTCAAAACTCGTAGGTGTAATTATTTGATCAGGTACATCAACTGAACCAACACTAGCTGTAATTGATAAACCAGTTGGAAATGCAATAGCATCTTTAAGTTCTCCCCATTCACCATCACTCCAAGCTTGTGCACCCCAACCTG